TTGCAATTGCAGCAAAAAGAGGAACAATTGAAGCTGCAACAGCACGAATTGAAGCAGTCAGCCCCTAAAGTAGAGTATTACGAAACTGTTTTGCAGAGCGAAAGCCTGATAAATACCAACAACATCGCCAAAGACCTTGGGATGAGTGCCGTAAGTCTTAATAAGATACTCCATAAAAATGGTATTATCTATAAAAGTGGCGACAATTGGGTTTTATATCAAAAATATCAAGGCATGGGTTTTACTCATACCCGTACGCACCACTATGTTGATTCAAAGGGGCAGGTTCAGACTGCGCTGCATACTTACTGGACTGAAAAAGGCAGGCAGTTTATTTTCAATGCATATAGAAAGTTTGTTCCTGAACTTGTATAAATAAAAACAGGTGTACATGAAGCCACAGGCAAATAAAGAACGCAAACTAACACCCAAAGAGGAACGGTTTTGTTATGAATATCTTGCCTGTGGCTTAAATGCCACAAAAGCCGCTCTAAAGGCAGGTTACAGCCCAAAAACAGCCGATGTTATAGGGAATCAAAACTTAGGAAAACTTAAGGTTCAAACACGAATTCAGCACATGAAGGACAACCTTGCGGAAACAGCAGGTATAACAGCCCTCATGATTGTAAAAGAACACGCCAAAATTGCTTTTGCCAATGCTGCCGATACAAGGGACGGGTGGATGTCGCTGAAAGATTTTAACGCCCTGCCTGCCGATGTAAGAGCAACCATTCAGGAGGTGCAAACCAAAGAAACCAGACGGTGCATACCCGAAGGTGATGATGTTATTGACACTTGGGTTAAGATTAAAACTTATGACAAGCAAAAATCACTTGACGCATTATCCAATATTTTTGGCATAAATGCACCAACAAAACACGATTTCCAGGGCAATCTTTTCCTTGAATTGATGAAAACCGCAACCAGTGGACCTGAATAATTATAAAACGGTTTGGCAGGCATGGCAGGAAGATTGGTGTAAATTCGCAAAGGATGTTTTAAAGGTAACGCTCGATCCGGAGCAACAGGCCATCCTTGAAGCTGTACGCATCCATCCAAGGGTTTCGGTTTGCTCAGGCACTTCGCGCGGGAAAGATTTCGTGGCTGCAGTGGCGGCCATTTGCTTTTTATACCTGACCCCTAAATGGTCGAAAGCCCGTGAGTTGATTGAAAACACGAAAGTAGCAATGACAGCCCCGACCGACCGGCAGGTTAAAAATATTATGTTCCCGGAAATATCGAGGCTGTTCACCAGGGCAGGCATCCTCCCCGGCAGGTTGGTAGGGTACGACATCAGGACTGAATCAGAGGAATGGTTTTTAACAGGCTTCCGGGCGTCAAAGGATAACCATGAAGCATGGTCAGGGTTCCATGCCGTAAACACCATGTTCATTGTAACAGAGGCATCGGGCATTGAAGAAAACATCTGGAATGCCATCGAGGGAAACTTACAGGGGAATTCACGCCTGTTGATTGTTTTCAACCCGAACAGCCCAACCGGGTTTGCTGCCAAATCTCAGGTATCGCCGAAATGGAAAAAATTTAGGCTGAATTCGTTATCCTCCCCTAATGTGATCAGCCGCCGGATCGTGATCCCAGGGCAGGTTGACTATGAATGGGTAAAAGACAAAGTGGAATCGTGGTGCATGATGGTCCTCCCGGAGCAAGTGGCAGCCGAAAAATCGGATTTTGAATGGGAGGGCAACTGGTACCGGCCCAACGACCTGTTCCGGATTAAAGTACTCGGCAAATTCCCAGAAGTTTCTTCCGATACGCTTATCCCATTTGAATGGATCGAGCAGGCACAGAAACGCTGGCTTCAATCAAAGAAACCCTTGAAAGTACCCTTGCGCCTTGGTGCTGACATTGCAGGGATGGGCAGGGACAATTCGCTGTTTTGCCACCGTTTCGATTGGTACGTTGAAAGACTTTCTATTGTTGGACGTGCAGGAGTTGCAGACCACATGGCAGTTGCAGGCGAAATTGCAAACTTCCTGAAAACACCAGCCAATAAAGCTTTTATTGATACCATCGGCGAAGGTGCCGGGGTGTATTCAAGGCTGGTGGAGCTTGGCTATAAAAATGCTTTTTCATGCAAGTTCAGCGAATCGGCAGAAGGGCTTTCAGATGTTACCGGTGTATACAAGTTTGCGAACATGAGGGCATACCTTTTCTGGGCTGTCCGTGATTGGCTTAACCCGGCATACAACCAGCAGGCTTGCCTCCCCCCATGTGATGAGCTTACCGAGGAGCTGACCCAGATAAAATGGAAATTCCAGAGCAATGGGTCAATCATCATCGAACCGAAAGAGGACGTAAAGCAGCGTTTGCGCCGGTCGACCGACTGGTCAGATTCCCTGGCAAATACTTTTTACCCATACGACGAACAAAAGGGCATTGTCCAGGATTTGGAAGGGGTGTTTTTTTGAGTGTTTTTTCCTACTTTTGGCTGAAACTTAAACTCAGCCCTATGAACCGCCTCTATTTCGGCGACAACCTCGAGATCATGAAAAGGTTGTACCACGATGAACACCAGAAAGAATTCATCGACCTCATTTATATCGACCCCCCATTCAACTCAAAACGGAACTACAACGTCCTGTTCGAAAGCATCGACATGGAGGATACCAAAGCGCAAAAAGAGGCATTTGCCGACACCTGGAGCAATGTTTCCTACCTCGACACCCTTAACGAAATCCGGGAAATAGACCTGAACCTCTACAATTTCCTGAATGCACTGGACCATATCAACATTTCCAAAAGTGCCGTCAGCTACCTTTCCACCATGTCAATCCGGATCTGGTACATGCATAAGCTGCTGAAACCTACTGGGAGCTTTTACCTCCACTGTGACCCATCAATGAGCCATTATTTGAAAATTGTTTGTGATTTAATTTTTAAAGAAAAGAATTTTAGGAATGAGATTATTTGGACTTATAGAGGAGGAGGATCTTCAAAAAAAGATTTTGGTAAAAGACATGATATTATTCTAAGATATAGTAAATCAGAAAATTATAAATTTGTTTCTGATCATATTAGAATTCCATATCAAGCAGAAGGTATAGGAAGAAAAGATGATGCCATGTGGGGAAAACACAAAGGGACCGAAAAAATTTATAAACCGCACCCACTTGGTAAAATACCAGAAGATTGGTGGTCATTTAATATTCTGAATGCAAATGATCCTGAACGTTTAGGCTACCCTACCCAAAAACCAGTAGCTCTCCTCGAACGTATCATCCAGGCTTCTTCCAACGAAGGAGATCTGGTAGCCGATTTCTTCTGCGGGTGTGGCACCACCATTGCCGCCGCACAGAAGCTCAACCGCCGCTGGATCGGTTCCGACATTTCCCACCTTGCCGTGAAGCTCATCAGCAAACGCCTGGTTGATACCTATGGTGAGAGCATCCGTTCCACGTTCGAGATCCACGGCTTCCCCAAGGACCTGGCATCTGCCCGTGAACTGGCAGCCGGGGTAAAAGGTGGCCGCCTGTTGTTCGAGGAGTGGATCGTCGAGGTGATGCTCCACGGTATCCTGAACGAAAAGCGCAATGCCATGGGCTTCGACGGGCATTTCACGTTCGACATGAACGGGCAAAAGAACGTGGCACTCATCGAGGTGAAAAGCGGTGGGGCTTCACCAACCCAACTGAACCACTTCATTAAAACCGTGGAGAGCCGGAATGCCAACATGGGTATATTCGTTTGCTTTGCCGACGAAGTAACCGATAACATGCGCCGCATTGCCAAAAAGGAAGGTTTGTTCCAGGAAGGTTACAAATATGAGAAAATCCAGATCCTCACCGTGGAGGACATCCTGAATGGCAAGCTCCCCGACCGCCCCGAATCCCGGAAGGAAACCTTCAAGCAAGCGGAACGGGTAATAAAATCAGATGCCAACCAGCAAAAATTATTCTGATTTTTCGTATCTTCCATCCATGAAAGACGACTACTCGGATAACTTCTTCCGGAAAAGGGTACTGCCTAACCTGGTGGTAGCACTGATAATTGTCGCAGTTGTTTTTTTGCTGTACTTATTCGGTTTAATTGAGTTTGCTTAAACCCCAATTCAACCTATTTTATCAACTCAAAAAATCAATTATTGCTGCAATTAATCTATGGTGCAATTCTGCAATCTGATCCTGATAAACTGTTAATAAATAAGACAATGAAATTGACCCAGCAAATTCAAGCCTCCGCCTTTTTGAAGAATTTTGATTGTTTTTTCTGGTTTTAACATTTTGCTTTTTTGCAGTTCCAAATCTCGAAGCTTTTCTTTTTTTCATGATTCTCCTATTAAAAATTTTGCTTCGAGTGCGCCCTGCTTCGCCCTGCGAAATAGGAAAATCGCTATCGGATACGAAAGGACACTTTTTTAAATATCATAATTGGACGTTAAATAGTATCCCATTGGATATTTTCCTACTTTCTGAAAATGTACTAATCTTTGCCTACCTGTCCCATATCCTGTTTTGGCTATGCCCTGTAATTTGCGCTAAAAAAGCAGATGGACATCGTTGAAATACTGCAACTCCCCGCAGACGAACAGGTAAAGGCACTGAAAACAGAGAAAAACCTCCCTGATTTTTCAGATATTGAAAAACAATGGCAAGTTAAAGACCATGCTGTCCTTGACCCGGTTAAGCGGCCTGATAAAAAAGTTAAGAGGTCAACAGGGCAGAAAGACGGAAGCGGCGAAGAAATAATGCAGGATACGACAGAACCAGTCAACCGTATCGGTGTACCATTCCAACGGATCATCGTGGGCCGTGCAGTCGGGTTCCTGCTTGGGAACCCGGTAAAGGTCAAGAAAACAGCAAAAGGGGAAAGCCAGGAAACCCTTGCTGCAATGGTCGGAAAAACCCTGAAAGACAATAAGGAAATTTACTTTAACCGCGAAATTGCCCGGACAGTCATGAAGGAGTGCGAAGCTGCCGAGCTGTGGTACCTGGTCCAGGACGATACATTCTGGAAAAAAACCAACGAGAAACTTTCAAAAAGCATTTTTAAGCTCCGGGTAAAATTATTGTCACCGGGCAATGGCGATAAGCTATACCCCTATTTCAATGAATTCGGCGACATGGCAGCATTCAGCCGCGAGTATGTGACAACTGTTGATGGGAAACAGGTTACCAATTTCGATACCTGGACCGTTGACAAAGTTGTAAAGCGGGTAAAAACAGATGGAAGCTGGGCAGTTACTGAATCGGCAAACCTGCTGAAAAAAATCCCAGTTGTCTATTATTCGCAGCCCGAAACAGAATGGGAGCAGGTACAATCAATGATCGAAAGGTTTGAAACCAAGATCAGCAACTTTGGTGACACGAACGATTACTTTGGGTCGCCCATGGTTAAGGTGAAAGGCAAAGTCGTATCCCTCCCTGGCAAAACATCGTCGGGTAAAGTTTTGCAGCTTGCAACCGATGCCGATGCCGATTACATGGCATGGAACCAGGCACCCGAGAGCGAGAAAATCGAATTCGAACTGCTTGAAAAGCTGATCTACTCTATGACCCATACTCCGAACATCAGCTTTGAGCAGATGAAGCAGGTAGGGAGCAACCTTTCCGGCTTTGCGATTGAATTGATGTTCACCGATGCCCACCTGAAGGTTGAAAATAAGATTGAACTGTTCGGCGAAATGTTCCAACGGAGGCTTAACCTGCTGAAGCATATCCTTGGGACTGTTGTAAATGTTTCGCTTGCAAATGAAGTCGATAACCTTGAATTGGAACCTGTATTCACCCCATACCTCCCGAAAAACCGGAAGGAGATGGTTGATATCCTCGTTTCTGCCCGTGGTAATAAACCGATCATGAGCAACGAGACTGCTGTTGAGAATAACCCGCTTGTTGGCAGCGTGGAAGAAGAACTCAACAGGATGAAAGCAGACCAGGATGCAGAGTTGGAGTTGCAGACAAGGGAAATGACAGGGACATTTTAATTTCTAAACCAGTAATATGAAACCAGTAAAATTTAAGCATCAGAATGTAACTTATGCAGAAAATCAGCCTGAATACATGCCATTACCGGCGTTGAAGATTGAAGGGCCAGAAGGCGCAGTTGTTTCATGTTGGAATTTATCAATCAGGGAAAGGATATATGTCCTTTTTTCTGGAAGGATATGGTTGAACCTTTTAAGTTTTAACATGCCATTGACGCCAAGTCTACTATCCGTAAATCGGAAAGAAATATATACTCATCCCGATGATTCAAAAACTTGGTGGAAGAAACTTGTTAAGCATGAAAAGCCGCGAAGCTGAAATACAATCAGCCTGTGTACATTGGTTCCGTTACCAATTCCCGAAACTTGCCCCTCTCCTTTTCGCTGTCCCCAATGGTGGCAGCCGTAACCCTATTGAAGCAAAGAACTTGAAAGCACAGGGAGTTGTACCAGGTGTTTCAGACCTGATCCTGCTGGTGCCATCGTCCGGGTTCAGTTCCCTTTGCATCGAAATGAAGAATGGCAAGAATAGCCAGACAGAATACCAGGTAGCTTTTCAGCAGGCAGCTGAGAAAGCAGGGAATAAATACGTTGTGTGCCGTTCTGTTGACGATTTTATTTTTTCAATTAAAAACTACTTGAAATGAACAGGGGGATCGAACTACCGGTATTCCAATACAGCGATGAAACAGCCGTTTTAGCTGAATGCGGTGTTGATTACGAAATGTCAAAAAATGACATTGGTTTAATGACGTTCTTCAATATAGATGCAATCGCACCATACATTGACGGCGAAAAGCAGTATTGCACCATACACGTCAACGGCACGGAATATATTGCTGCAATAACCTACAAGAAGCTCCGCAAGCTGATCTGGCAAACCTGGGAGGTATAATGTGGCAAACGCTGAAAACATAACTGGCATCCACGAACGGAAGCTGATCCGGAAGCTCCTGCAAACAAACCAGCAGACAAACCTCATTTATGAGAAATTCATCCGGGGTGTTTCAACTATCCTTGCAAAGTACACAGCCCACCGGAACGGTGTCGTTATCCGGGACCCGGCACTCGAAAAGCTACTTAGGAACCAGGTTGAAAGTTTCCGGAAAAATCTTGAAAAACTGGTCAAGGATAACCAGGCTTGGGCGTGGGCCGCATCCAACGAAAAGAACGATGAAATAATCCGGGATTATATCAACAATATCCCGGTTTCAAAAATTGCCGGGCTTGGGAAGCCAGTTGACCCGTTTTTCAAAAAGCTAAATGCCGGTCTCTTCCAACGTAACCTTGATGCCCTGGACCAATTCCAAAAAAGGAAAATTGATGGGCTTGGGCTTTCTGAAAGGGTTTGGAACTTAACAAATGGAAATAGCGATTTATTGGATTTTTACCTTGAAAACGGGCTTTCAACCGGGCGCAGTGCCGAACTGATAAGCCAGGACATAAGGCAATTGCTCAATGAACCTGAAATGCTTTTCCGGAGGGTGCGTGATAAGGAAACTGGTAAACTGAAACTTTCACAGCGAGCAAAGGAATGGAACAAAGATAACCTCCCATTAAGGGGAAGGGGCGTTTACCGGAGTTCGGTACAGAATGCCCGGAGGCTTGCCCGTACAGAAACGAACATTGCATACCGTGCATCTGATATGGAACGGTGGAAGCAAACCAGTTTTATTCTTGGGTTTGAGGTGAAGCTCAGCAACAGGCACCCAGCTCCTGACATTTGCGACCATGCGAAAGGGGTTTATCCCAAAACATTCCGTTTTATAGGCTGGCACCCGCAATGCCTTTGTTATGCTGTGCCGGTACTTGCCGGGCAGGATGATTTCATTGAGAACCTGGTCAATGATGCGCCACTATCCGGGGAAGTTTCGGACATACCGGAAAGCATGAAACAGTATATCTCTGAGAATGCCGAAAAGATTAAGGGATGGAAGAAACAGCCTTTCTGGGTACAGGATAATTTTGAAGGTGGGAAGATAGAAAATGGGTTAAGCCACATCATTGACAAACCTTAGAAACCTGTGCCAGCTGGTGACAACTGGTGACAACTGGGATGTTCAGTCCTGTAAGTAAAGCTATATTAAGAGTAAAAATTAAATTGAATTTTCGATAAAAGTGTTTAAGTTATTTGTTTTTGACATAACTTTATGGAAATTAATAATTTTAAATATGAAAAAACTTAAGCAACATTTTTTTCTGAATGGAAAACCTTACAATGAACTTGTAGGCTCCGAAAAACACATTTTTGACAGGATGTTCAATGTGATACCTAATATTGAATCCCAACTTAATGGCAACCATTACATCAATTTTAAGTCCCCGAAAATTTTATCCATGGATTTTGAATACGATTCGACAATCCCGGATGACCTCTTGCCTGGTATTCTGGAAGCATTTACAAGGGCAAAAAAAGAGGTAATGATGCAATTTTTTTAAAACTATAAGTTTTACCAAACCGAACATACTAATCTACCCCAAAACTTATAATAGCAAATAAACTAAATCTATAGATAACCTTACCGAACTGGATTAAAAATTTTAGTCCAAATAAAATTTTTCGCACTTTCTTGAAATGTATTAAAATTCACCCCCCTTAAAAATCTTCGCCGTTCCTTAATCCCTGAATTTTGGTGAAACATAAAATCAAATTTCACCGGATGAAAGAAAAAATTCTAACCGCCTTAAAAAACAAGTTCAAAAACTTGGGTTTTGGCGACAAAGCTTTTGACGGGGTTGCTTCCTTCCTTGAAAAAACCGTCACCGAAGAATCGCATATCGAAACCGCAATCAGCGGGGTCGAACCGCTCCTTAAAGCCTTAC